GCGTTAAGTAACCAGAGTTACTTGTACCCCATGTTGCTGTACCATCTAAAATTTCTTCAGTTGGTGCGATTGGGTTAAATTCTGGAACTTGGATTCTTGTTCCACCTTCTGTTGCATCAAGAAGTGCGTTACGCACAACAGCACCAGATTTGATAAATGCACTACGCTCTTTTATAGCTTCGGAAACGTATGTGCTGAGATTATTTCTCTTTACGATGTCCGCTAGTAGGACACCGCCCGAATAGTTCTGAAATGGAGCAGCCATTCAGATCTCCGTGTTACTTTTGCGATACCCTAGTCACAGACAAGGGGATTAGTCTCACTGAGACTAACTATTTCTGAGCCTCTTGCTTGAGCACTGCTGCAAGCTGTGGGTCTTGTTCTAATAGTATCATCTGTTGTGTGAGATTGCCCGTTTTCCAAGGGTTTACCTGACCTCCACCTGCATTTGCCACTGGGCTTGGCTTTGCACCCATACCAGCAGCAGAGCTTGGTTTAAAGTGGTGTTCGTATCCACTACCTGGATTTTTGAGACTGGTGAGATAGGTGTTTATGTCTTGTTCTACTCCACCGTTTAGGACAACGACTTTTCCTTCAGCGTTCTTTTGTAACTTATTTTGTAACAAAGAGAGCATCTGCTCTGCATTTATAGCGTTTGCATTGCTGATAGCTGCAAGGGCTGTTGTCTTTGTAGATGCTACTTCGTTAGAGTTTTTTAAATCCTCTAGCTGTTGAGTCAGACTTATTATCTGCTGGTCTTTATCCTGTGCAGTTTTATTTGCCTCTTCCCAAAGAGTTTTCCATTGACCCTGTTCTTCTAGGTCTTTGGTACGTTTTTCTTCTTTCTGTTTGTAAACTTCGTCTAGTTTACCTTTGATGCCTTTAAATTTTTCCTGTGCTTCAGCAGCTTCTTTACGGGCAGCAGCTACCTGTTCTTCATATTGCTTCTTGATGCTGTCAAGATTAGGTGCTTGTGGTTGAGAAGTAGTTTCAGCCACGGGCTGTTCAGCGTTGGTCACAGACTCAGGCTGAATTACTTTTTCTTCTAATTCCATTAATTATTCAGAGATTGGGCTGTCAGTTTTCTTTTTTGAAACTTTCTTAGGTGTTTCTTTTGGTTCTGGAGCAGGGCAGACAACAGGAGCTTCATCAGCTTCTTTTTTGTGTTCTACTACTTCCCATTTATATGTTCCGTCAGGTTGCAGAACATGGTCTAGTGATCCAGCCATAATTTATTAGTACTTATCTAATATTGTAGCAGCTTATTCTGGTTTGACCTCACTTGCTGTTGGTAAAACTTCACCTTGAACTAAAATATCTCTAAATTCCTCTCTATCAATGACTTGTTGATCAAATAGTGATGTTAGAGCTGTAATGTCTTGTCCAATTAGTCTTTCTATATCAAAATCTCTGCTTATTTTTACTTCTGGTGGTTCAATTCCGACATATTCTGCTGATAGATTGAAGGCTTTTTGTAGTTTTTGCTCCAGTTCCATAGATACCATTGCAAGCATGGAGTTGGTGTCTACACGATCTAGTCTACGGGCATCGGCTGACTCGGCTACAAATTTCTGTTGTGATAATGTACTGATTCCGAGTGTTGCCATCTGCATCTGTAGCTCTTTTATTTCTGCTGATTGAGCGTCAAAGGCACTGGAAGCTGGCTCTACATAGTAAACTTTGTTGCCAGGTTGTGTAGCCATTGCATAATTTACAGATATAGCAAGGTCTTTGGTTTGATCGTCATAACCTTCCATCACTAATAATGGTTGGGATGCAACATGCAGACTGTGTATTAGATCGGCTTGTCTTTGGAAGTGTGCAAGATTTAGATATGCGATGTCCAGTAAAGGTGGTTTGCTGACTAGATTATCTGTTTTTCCAGAATAAATTGTTACTAAAGGTATTTCACCAAGAGAAAAGTTACCTGATTCTACCTGTCTATAATCTTTTTCAGATGATCCTACTTCAAACTGGCCTGTAGTACTGTTATCAGAAACGTCATACATTTCTTCTAGCTGTTCTTTTTTGCGAAATACTCTGTATTTCCCTGGCTCGATTACTCTTACCTGATCGAAAACCTTTTCACCGAACTGTCCATCAGGCAATACAGCTTTTTCTCCTATGCGTACTTGGACTAAGTTTCCGTAGTTTGATTCTCTGTCCAGTCTCCAGCCGTAGAGATTTGTGGGATCAATCTCAATCCAGTAGGGTCTGCGGTTCTGGGAGCGTTCTTCTGCAAGGCTTACTGCTCCTGATGGTGCAGGATAGTCCACAAGTATGTGACTTTGGCCGTATGTAAGAGAACACATCAATATTCTTCTTGCGTATTCGTCTAGATCTGATTTGCAACCGTCTACATCCATCTTGAACATCTCTGTCCAGTATGGATCGCCTGTCAGTGTTATTGGTTTGCGAAGCACTAGACCTGCTGCTGCTCTTATCAATCTTTGGGTAAATGGACTAAATACTGCTCTGTTTACTCTTGCTAAGTAGGCATCGTAATCTTCTCTTGGTTCGAGAGGCAAAAATGCTTCGCTGTTTGTTCGTAGGTAGTCTGTTCCCTCACTTACTGCTTTCATTATTTCCCAGCCTTTCATCATATCTAGGACAGCCCTCGTGCGAGTAAAAGGACTGTCTGGCCCACCTACAGAAGTAGATGAGACAATGTTAGTTCGTATTGGGCCTGGGATTGCGTAAGTCATGTCAGCACTTCCATCTCCTTAATGCTAATGCTTTTCTAGTTGGTCTGCCTTTACTATCTTTCATTGGACCTTTGACTCCCTTCATCCTGGCACAAAATGATCTTCGTCTAGCTGCCCTTTTACCTGTTGGGTTCTTTTCAGTTACAGGTGCTTGTAAGTTGCTGCCTGTAGCTCGGTTATATTTAGCTCTACCTTTTGCAGTTAGTCCACCTTTCTTAGATTTTTCACCTCTTCCGACTGACAGACTTACTCCTTTTCGTTTAGCCATCACTTGCCTACCTTTGCTTGTGCCTTTTTATGGGCTTGGGTAAAAGTGTCTCCTGCTCTCATTCGCCTCTTCATAAACTCCATGTGTTTGACACTATGATGTTCAGAATGTTTATCTAATAGATTCTTTTGGCGAGTAGTTAGTTTCACTTCTTTTTCCTCTTTTTCTTTTTAGCATTTAACTTTTTAAAGTCAGCAGCAGTGATCTTGTCTCTTGGAGGAGCCACTGAAGCTAACTTACGTTGTTTAGGGGAATAAGATCCTTTAGGCATTAGACAGCAGAGGTGATAGCACCAGTTGTTACAAAACTAACTGATACTGTGGAAATGTCACCAACTGTAGAACTAAATGTAGTTCCTGTAATAATTCCGTTAAAACTTAGTTTTTTACCACCACCAGTATCGGAAAATAGGTTAAATGAAGCATCTCCAGCATCTTCAGCAGTTAACACATCGTTTATAATTTCAGCAGTATCATCTCCAGATGTTGCTGTGTAAAGGAGGTCGACTGTACCAGATCCAGAAATTAGAGATCCTACAAAACTTCTTGAGGTTGAGCCATGAGCAGTTGTCTCAAGAGTGTCTTTTGTTATGTCTAAAGTCCAAGCTGTTGTTGAAGCGATAGCTCCTGCTGTTCCAGTTCCGTTGTCAAATGATACAGAACCTTCTTCGCCACGAAAAAATGCCATGATTTCGGTGAAAAATTACGTATAAGCCTATATTACCTTGAAACTGCAACTTTTAAAGCTATTTTTTCCTCTTTTTGCGTCTATGTTGATAACTTATCTTCTTACTTCCTGTTTTTTCACGCTTAAATCTTGCTTTTTCGGCACTTGACATCTCTGAAGCAGTCTTAGGTGTCTTACTTGAGACTCGTTTACTGGGTCGACAAGCTGGGTAGCCTCTTTTTTCACCCTTTGATCGGCCACAGGGCTTTCCTGTTTTAACATCTACCCATTTTTCTTTGAACCAACGGGTTAGACCACCGCTACTTCTTGCCACGTTTTTTAGTTCCTGTGCGATAAGTGCCACCACGCTTTTTGTACTCTCGTACAAGCCATGCGTTAGCGTAAGCTGAAGGGTAAACAGCAAATTTGCGTTTAGCTTCTGCCTTTACCCTAGAGTATAACGCTTTATTTACAGGAACATTCGCCACGTTTCTTGCCTCCTTTTTTCTTTTTCTTCTTTTTCTTTGTAGTGGAATGATACATGATGATGGGGATTAGCAATCTTAGTATATTCTAAACCCAGTCTGCCCTAATGTCTCTGGTTTTACAAGATTAAATTGTTGTAAACATAAGTATCCGAAAGCATCAAAAGCGTGGTCAACCCCCAGATTCTTGTTAGGCAAGCCTGTATTGGGTGCATAAGTTAGTGTTCTAAGTGCTTTTATCAATTCTTTACATCTTGGGTGAATTAGTGTGCGTCTTTCCTCGGCTGCATCAAATAGTGCTGTGTTTACACAGGTTATTTTGTCACGTATTTTCCAGGGTGCTTTAGGTGATGAAACAGTAAATCCGCTTCTTCGGAGAATGTTGTGGTCAGTTGAACCTACTCCTGCTGTTTTTCGGGCTGCACCTGTGGGGTCAGGGCAAGCAATTATTCGTCTGTCTACCCCGTATCGGTTTATCACTTCTTCTGTAAAATCCCAGGTTGTTGCTCCACCAGTGAGAATTATCTCGTCAAAAACGTATAAATAGTTCTGATGGCGTACTGCACAGATTCCGCAAAGTGGATCTACGTTAAAATCGACTCCCAGAATGAGTGGAAGGAACTGTAAGTCATTTGCTTCCTCAGAAATATTAGAGTCTGAAAATGAGACTGCAACGAGACCCGTGAGATTCTCAAAGCTGGCTTCAAATTCCTGCTTAAATGTTCGTTGGTCTAGCTGGGCCTTGGCTGCTTCTACCTCCTCTTTTGCAACATTGCCCCCTTCAATGGTGGTGAAACTCCAGCGTTTCCAGTCACCTGTTTCATCTTGTGGAACGTAGCACCATAAATCGTAGAACCAGGAGGCTGTACCATCTGGTGTAGAAATAAAGAGTGCCCAGCCCTGTTTATCTGCGAGGGCGGGTCTGATTACCTCGAACCATACTTCTGCATCCATGAAGGCTGCCTCATCGAGTACTACTCCAGCTAGGCTTCGGCCACGAAGAGTTGTTGCATTTTCTGTGCCTTTAAGTTCGATTAGCGATCCATTAATTAATTCTATTTTTAGATCGGTTTCATTTTTTGATTGAATCCACTCTCTTGGTACGAGTTTCTTTAGTTCTTTCCAGGCGATGTCTTTCGCCATGCGATAGGTAGGGGCACAGTAGAAGTAGGTTTCACCTGGGCGATTTATTGCTGCTTTTACCAGTTCTATACAGGAAAGGTAAGATTTTCCGAATCTTCTGCCAGCTACGAGGACTCTAAATCTGTTTTGTGCGTTGAACACCTCCCCCTGTGCCCATCTAAGTGTTAAATTTTCGGTTGTAGCTGCACTCATGTAGTAAAGAATAGCTTAAATTTGACTTTTTATCCTAATTTTGTCGACTAAGTACTACATTTAGGGTTATCATGCAAATAAATAGTATCAATTTAGTCCGTGGCTCAAGCATACTTTCACCCAAACGCAGACAACCCAAATGCACCTAAAACAAAAGAAGGTCTTGGTATATCAGGAAGGCGTAATAGTCGAGCAGTTATAGAAGCAAGACAGCAAAAGCTATACAAAAGGCAGATAGAGGGTCTAACTACAAGACAATTAGTGTTAGATCATGCAGCTAAAGAGAATGTTTCAGTGTGGACAGCGTGGGAAGATTGGAAGCAGGTGAAGGTATGGAACGATGAGGACTGGAATAAAGATAGAGAGAAGATGATTGGGCGACTCCAGGGGATGAGAATGAACCTTTTTAACAAGGCTGTTAGGAGAGGACAGTACCAGACTGCTGCTCAAATACTGGATTCACTGGGTAAAGTACTAGGGGAGAGTGAAGAGACCATCAATCTTAAGACACCACAACTATCAATTAAGGTAGAAGAGAAGAAAGATTAGTTGACACTATTGTAGTAGTTTAGTATAATAATATTGTAGTACATAATCAAATTATGCCTTGATTTATCAGTAGGTTCCCCATCATCTACAAAAAATTTTACAAAATAAAAACCCGCCCCCCTGTGCGGTGGGGGGTTAGGGCTGGGCGGTGTTGCCTCTCTGGGCTACGCTGGGCGGTCTATCTGCCTAAGTGGGTGACGTGGCACTCTGTCTGTTGGCGGGCGGTGGTGGCCTCCCTGAGACATTGCTCATACTGTGGAGACGCTCCAGTGTAGGCACTAGCCAGCACTAAGGAGACCAGACTCACAGCCAGTGTACATGCTTGAATATTGAGGCGGGGGCTGGTTGATCTCTGGGGGCGGTGGCTGTTGCTTAGGCGTGTCATGTGTTTACTGGGATAGTGTGATGTGTGAAGAAAAAACTAGGTTAACTCTGCGGGGGTGTTGACTAGGAAATAATAGCCACATGAGCTGTCAAACCCATAGGCAAATATTTTCATGTCTGGGTGGTACTCTTTGAAGTCCCAGCTATCTATCAAAAGTTGAGCTGCTGCTCTGTGGTTGTCCACTGTCTCCAGATCGCTGTTAGGTTCTAGAGCTACTTCCCAGAGTGTGTTGTTGTCTCTCTGGACTGTTGCATAAATGCGGGGGCCGAAGTCATTAGTTGGACCCTGATACTCTGTTCTAATACACCATCCAGACTTAAGGTCTGAACAGTATCTATTTGGATAGGTTGCTACTGACATTAGAAAGCACCTCTGTTTGCTTGGCTGTTTCTAGCCTCATTAATAAGGACATCTACAGCCCACTGGCTGGGGGGCATTTCATAGTAGACCTGTTGCCTACCATCTGGACCAGATTCAATAACAACCTTTTTTACTGGTGGCTCATCAAAGTATCCAGAGTTAGCCTCTGTTTCCTCTTTAATAATCTTGTGCATCTGTTCGGCATTGTGCCAGATGTGCTTAGCTTGGGTGGCCATAGTCAAATTAATATAGAATACTATTTATATATAGCGTCTATTGTGCTACATGTCAACACCAGATCAGGACTAATTTTAAATTATAGGATTATTAACTGTATTACCTGAGACTCAAGTTATA